GGCATAGGAACTGGTGCCGGTACGGCCCCAAGTGGCTAACGCGCCAACACAAGAAATGGTTAGGTAGTCGGCGTTACCGACACCGCCGGCGTACGGTATTCCGTAGGTTGCTTGTACGTCGTCAATGCGCCCAAAGAAAACGAACCTTGAGTCGGCACTGTTTATTACGCGTATCGGCGTTCCGGGTACCAATGCTGTTATTGGTGACGCGTAGCCGGTTGGGTAACGCAATGTGATGGTTGCTGTGCTGGCGTTGTATTGGTCTAGTTGCGCTTGGCGACCGACGCTTACCGTAATGTTTTGGACGTTAGTTAAGGCCGTTCTACCAGTTGATGCGCGCCCATACTCGACGGTGTAATTTTGGACAGCCATTAGTAAATGTTGCTCACCTTGATGGGCACGCTGCCGTTTTGACGCATGTAGGTGCGTAGAGCGCTTACTACTGCGTTAGGGTCTCCGCCGTTGACGTTAATAGTTACGCTTGCAGCTGATACGCCGCCAGTGTTAAAACGCGACATATCGGCATTCGTGCTGGTGTTGATACTGCCAAGCACTGGCCCAAAAGGATTAGTAGTCGGGGCTGGTGCTGTGCCGCCACCAAATACGGTGCCCAAGTTTGCGTCAAGTTGCGCGCCAATAGCAGCAACGCTGGCAGGGTCTAAAGCAAACTTCAGCAGAAACTCGGTGTCTGCAATAACGCTGTTAACGCCGTCGACTATGGCTTGGGCTTGGTCTACGCCTGACTTGAACCACTTGTCTGCCGTCAATTTGGCAATACGGTCGGCAGCTGCATTGATAGTGCTTGAGATACCCACAAGGCGGTCTATTGAGGCTTTACCGCCGGCAAGCAGACTGTTAATAATCTGTAGTCCTACGTCTGCGCCACTGGAAAGAATGGACTGCAATAGTGCTGGGTCGTCTAAACCGGCCGTTATAAGTTGCTCGATGCCGGTAGAGAGTTGGGCAGCTTTAGATGCTTGGTCGTCAAGTACACCAAAGAATGACTTTGCGCCTTCGCTGTCTGCCGCTGTAGTCCATGCGTCGCCGACGTTAAAAATGCCGCGCACGACATCGGCCGTGGCGTTGTAGAAATTGTTATATATGTCCGTCGCGTCTGTTAACTGTTTGTTTGCTTTCGCTAAAGCTGGGCTGAACTTGTCTTTAACTGCCTGTACCGCGTTGTCAAGTGCTGCCGCATAATTATCGGCCAATGCTTTGGCTGCCTCTTTCGCTGCTGCGACTTGTTCTTTAAGTTTGGCGGTATGCGCAGCCGTTTTAGCTTTTGCTTTTTCGTTAGCAATAGCGGCATCGCTGGCTGCTTTGCTAGCTGCGTCTTGAGCTGCAGTGAGTTTGTCTAAGCGTTCTTGGGCAAGTACTGGTGCCATATCTAAGGCATATTTACGAAATTCGCTGAGGTTGCGCGAAGCTACTGGCCCCATGACAGAAACAAGGTGCATCGCCTTGGCCATTTCTTTCATGGAATTAACCGAAAAATCTAACGCTTTTGCTAAATCTGGGCCTACCGTATTTTTTAAGCCGGTAATTCGGAAATTGAGTGCGCCCCAAGAAGTGTCGTTAGCAAACTTTTTAACTCCGTTGGCTACATAAGTAAATAGATTTCGAGTATGTACCAGCGCGTTATACAGCCGTCCTTGTGTAGTGAAATGACCGTCTGCAGCCGTGGTGGCTTTCATAAAGTCTGAGCCAATACTTTGCAATACGCCGTCTAAACCTTTTTTACCAAAAACGTCTACAAGTTTTGTTACTTCTTTAAGCATCGAGTCGAGTATCGGTATGACTTTGTAACCAATAGTTTCAACAAACTCGTTAAAACGTATTTTCATGTTTTTAAGTCGGCCGTCAAAAGTGTTCACGTTGGCGGCCGCCGCGCCACCAAATTGGTCCGTTAACTGTTTTTGTGCAGCTGCAAAATCTTTGGTTTTAATAATGTTGGCATCAAGTGGGATACCCAATTTTTTAAGGGCTGTAAAATTGCCGTCATATGCTTTGCCAATAGCGGTGCTAACTGACGTTTAATCCTTGCCTGTAGCTACTGAAGCGTCTACAGAAATAGTAAGTAGGTCTTGAGCCTTCTTAGCGTTGCCGGTGTACCTCACCAAAGAAGCCAAGGCTGGCCTCAACTCTGTATCGGTCACGTTTGTGGCAAGTTGAGTTTTGTCAACAAAGCTGGCCATACTTGCGACCATCTCATCGTTCGCGCCAAGAGACCGTTTCAACTGTTGGGCTAAAAGGTTGCTGCTTTTTTCATCTTCTGCAGCTGCTTTGGCTGCCAACCCCAAACCGCCAGCAAGAGCAGTAACAGCACCCAACGCGGGGAGTGCCGCCTGTTTAAGTAGAAAACCACTTTTAGCGCCGAAACCTTGCAAACTCTGAAACTCTTTTTTGGCTGCGTCAAAACCCTTGGTGTTTAGGCTTGAAATAATCGGAATGTTGATAGCCATTAGCGCGTCCTAGTTGTTACAAGATTACGGTTAACAATAGTCATAACGCGTTCAACTATCTTGCCTACCTCGTCCTCGACGGCAGGTAGCACACTTTCAGCGGCTGGTTGCAGAGCGCGTGGCGCAGCTGCTGGCCCGACGTGCTCGCCCTCAGCCAAAAGGTTAGTGACAAACTGGCCGCCGCCTCTAATGCCTGCATGGTCCCAGATAGCGCCCGCAGCGTCACGTTGCTGTAGAACCAATAACTGGTATTGCGTCGCCTTAAAATCGGCTGTACGGCCGTTAGAGAACGTCACGGTGCGTGCGCGCTGGCCCTGTTTACCGACGACGGTACGGATACCAGCAAGAACACGGTTGCGTGACCAGCCCGTGCCGTCGCGGCCTTTAATAATATTGCCGCGGCCCATACCCGATAACGGGTCTTTGGTCGGAATAAAAGCGCGTGCAGCCGTCACAAGTCGAGTACCGGCACCAGCTTGAATGTCTTTAGTTATTTGCCGGCGTAACGTCCGGTCAACTTTGTTTATTTCAGCCAAAGCCTCTCGAATGCCATAAACCTGATAACTAGCGCTGGTGGGCATTTTGTTTGCGCTGCCTTTCGAGTATGTCTATGACGGTGGCGAGGTCTGGTAACTCAAAGTCTACACTTGGGGGCCACCAGCCCGTGTGCAATAGCAGTTCGGCTAGTTGTCGCCGGACGGTGCCGGCTCGGTAAAAGTTGCTGGCTCACTGTCTACGACCTCGAGCAGCTCAATGGTGTTAATGAATGCGTCAAGTGTGGCGGGCACAAGAATGTTGGCGCGTTGGCTGGCCTCGTATGCCATGAACGCTAAATCTTCCATGCCTACGCCGCTGCCTAGGTCACTGGCGCGACGCTTAAAGCGCCGTTCCCATGCGACAATGACTGCAAGGCTGGTGGTGACCTCGTAGGCGTTTTCGTTTTGGCGTTGTACTTTGAGCCGTAATTGCATGTCGGGCTACCTTTCGGGTTGAGAGTTAAGCGACGGCGACTGAATAGACACCACCAGTGAATGTGATGTCGATTGTGTCAAGCGCGCCTAGTTGGCCGTTTACCAATGGCAATGTTTCCAAATAGGTGTTTGTGAGCGTGTGCTCTGGGTTTGTTGCTGAAGTCGCGCCGGTCGATGGTTTGACTTTGACGACAAGCTGCGTGCCCACAAGTGCTTTGAGTGTTGCGTAGGTTTCGGTCGTTGCGTACGAGTTGTACAGCGTGACGGTCAGCGAGTTGTTTTCAAGGCCAGCGGTATAAACGCGGCTGGTGCTGCCAAATGCTGTGGACTCGAGAGACTCAATAACGCGGGTGAGTACTGCGCTCGTGGTTTGGTCGGTCAAATCAACTGAGTTGATAGTCACTACTGGGTTTGAGAGATATGTGCTAGTTGCCATGGTGTTTATTCCTCGCTTGGTTCTTGTTCTGTTTTAGCAGAATTGTGGGTGCTTTTGGTGGACGTTTCAGAGACAAAGCCGCCAGCGATGAGCGCAAGAATGTTTACGCCGTCTTTTTCGGCTGCTGCCGCGTCAAAAAAATCGCCTATTTTGCCTAAACGCTCGCTTGAAATCTTGAACATATTTAGCCTCTCACGCTGTCTGTGCTTGCATTGTAATTGTTAAATCGTATGCCGGATAGTCCACGCCACCCACCATTGCGATGGTTGGCCGTCCGTCCGTGACACCAACATTAGCGGCAAGTACTTTACTGGCAAGGTTCATTAGTGAGCGTTGCGCGTCAAGGTTGTTGGGGCCCAGCGTGATAATGCGCACCGGAAAAATCACTTTTACGACGTTGTAGTTAAACGCCTCGAATGTTGGCGCGTCTATAAAGGCGCATGGCGGTACAAGGTTGCGCGGGTCGTTGACCACTTGTAGACCAGATACAGCGGTAAGGGTTGCTGTGAGGTCGTCTAGGGCCTCGTTAAACAGGTCTGTAAAGGCGACAGGCATGCGCTAAGCCACTTGTGGTCTGTCTATGCCAAGCAGTTGTTTTATGATGCCTGACAAGCCCGTGACCGCCATAGCGCCGCCGTCTGAAAAAGACGAAAAGTCTGAGATGCTGCCACGCTGTCTATATAACATTCCACCATATTGGATAGTTCCTAGCGTTACGTCGCCGCCCGGGCTCGTGCCGAGCAGGTCTGTCCAACCTGCCTCTTGCCTGCGCCTATAACAAAAATTATTTGCCGCAGCTGCGCATTGAGTTAAAAAAGTTGTATCGGCCGCTGTAGCCGTGCCAATGCCTAACCAGTCTTCAATTTGGCTAGCGGTAATCCAAGTGCAAGTAGGCGAGTGGGTAACAGTTCCGGTTGCTGCTGTGCGCGTAACGTCTGTGCCAGTGAGCGCGAAAAGTACTTGGTTTTCTATGGTGACGTTGTAGTCGAATACTAAATCGCCTTGCGCGTCGGTGCCGATATACAAATACTCTGGGCGTGCATATACGGTACGCGAGCCGTTGAACGTTGCGTCAACGCTCGCCACCGTAATGGTTTCGCCAGCCTGAAGTTCAGGCGTTGTAAGTAATTGCAGTACGCCGTAATTGTCAAGTAACTGCTTATGTGTGACCGTGTAAACCGCCATGGCGGAAAACCGCCTTTCGGGTTAGGCCTGAGTAATTTTCTGAATCATGTTTGAGTTAGCAGCGAATGTTGCTGCATAACCAAACACGCTCATTTGGCGACCCAATGTGTTTGGAACTTCAACGGTGAGCATGCCGCGGTCTTGGCGGTAAATCTCAAATGCGTTTTCGTTCATAATGACCATTGTCTTGGCTGCAAACTTGTTGTCAACAACAATCTGCAAACCAAGTGGGTTCATACCCGACCATGAAGTTGCTTGACCAGCGCCAAGGCTGTTCTGGCCGTTCAAGCCAGGTGCGCCGATGCTTGGGAAAATTGGGCGGTTTGTCGTGTCGACAAGCTGGCCCATGAGAGCCCATGTTGCTGGGTCCACGAAAATGTGGGTTGGCAAGTAGTTGGTTGCTGCGCTTGTTACGACTGCTGCGTCATAAATTGACTTCATGAGGTCAGTAACTGAGAGGTCCCATACGCCGGCTGAAGTTGCAGCTGCAAGCAAGTTGTCTGCTGCGTAATTGTCAATGGCGGTGAGGTACTGGCCTGCAAGGTCTTGCACAATAATTTGCATTGCTGCAGGGTCTGTGAAGTCAAGCACTTGGTATGACAACTGAGCGCTACCAGCAAAAGTTACTTTTGTAACCGTATTGCTAGCAATAACTGCGGTAGTCGCTGATACTGCGGTCAGTTCTGTTGTCTGCTGTGCAACTGTTGGGTGAGTCGTCCATGTTGGGCGAATGAACGTTGCGCCACTACCAGAGTTTGGCATTGCGCGAGTACCAAGAGCATTGAGTACTGGGGCAATGTAGTTAATGTCGCGGAACACTGGGCCCAAGATGGGAACCGGCACGATACCTGCGTCGTTGCTCAGCACGTTGTCGCCAGCGGCGGCCTCGATAGGTGACTTGTGGTATGCGCGGTATTCAGCAAATACGCGCTGTGCAGCTGCGGCTACTTCGCCGCCTTTGTGCATTGCTGCTACAAACTCGCCAGCGTTTGGCAAACGTGGTTCGCGCTTAGCGGTAGCAAAAACTGGTGCTGATGCTTCGATAACTTCTGGTGCTACTGGTTCTGACATTTCGGTTACTTCCTCTGGTAAAGGTTCGTCTGTGGATAAGTCTATATCGGTTGTTTCGGGTTCTTGGTGGATACTTGCTGCCACATCGGTGATGGTGGCACCGGCAAATGCGGGCTGGGGGACTAATGACAACTCTAGCCAATCGGCGGCGGCGATAATCATTACGCCGTCCTCGTCAAACTTGAAGTCTGTCGGGTTTACGCCAACGCTTACAGAATCGAGCACGCCGTCAGCTGCGAGCACTAGGGCTTCATCGCCAAGTGCCGTAGTGGATACTTTTGCGGTGAAGTACATTGCGGTGTCGTCCGCGGTGCGCTCGGTCACTAAACCAATGGCTTGTGTTGAGTCATGCGACATATAAAGCTTTGGGGCTTTGCCCTCGACAGGCAAAGAGCCTGGCAAAAAAGAAACTTCTTGGCCCCCAGAAACTACGGCCGTAGTGTTATATGGCAAGGCCACGCCAGTTATTGTGCGCTTTGGTGTGCCGTCTGCGGCTGCTGCGTCAACACTAAAAGTGCTGGTGGTTAATCTAATCATGATGCCATTTCCTCTTGTGTGTTTTCTTGTGGCTGGTTATCGGGCATTGCGTCGGCTACGTAGTTTTCGCCCAAGTAGTCGTCTGCGTCAAACTTCACGAACGTTCCTCTCGGCAAAACGTTGTTCATACTCAGTGTGCTGGCGATGCAATCCGCGTAAGGTTTCACGCCAAAAATGTAAAGGTCGGCGCGTGACTGCTCAGAGCTTGTGTATGCGTAAGCGCCAGTAGAAACGCCCACAAGATATGGCGGGACGCCACACAGACGCGCCAAGTCGAGTGCGCTGTACTGTGCGCTCTCAATCATCAGCATTTTATCTGGGGTCGCCGTTGAGGCTTCATACGTTAGGTACTCGTTCAGCGCGGCGGTCTGATTAGTCAAGCGGGCTTGGTTAAAAGCTGCTGCAAGGTCTGACAATTCTTGCGCGCTCAAAGGCTCGCCACCGGTCTGCCGCAAAACGCCAGAGGGTAAGGAACTGCGGGCATAGGTATAACGTGAGTCCTCTATTTTAAGCGCGGTCGCAATGGTCTGCTGGCTCGAATAAACGATGCCTTGAATCGGTGAAAGAAATTGCACTATGTCGTTAGCGTTCATCGGGTTGCCAGCAAAATAGATATCTGCCGATGGTCCAAACGGCACGGTGCTTACTGTGTCGCCAA